ATTTAGAGCGCCTAATTCTCCAAGTGATTTCAACTATGGATTCCAAGACGTAGACGGCGACAATCTTTTCACCATCGACCCCTCCGGCGATGCGACTTTTAGTGGCAGGGTAAACGCCGCTTTGGGGGAATTTGGTAGTGGCTCGTCGAAAATACGCCTCCAAGGCGCTAAGATTTGGAGGAGCGATAGCTCCGGAAGCGGGTTGTATTTCCTTGGGGCGGGGATTAGGCCAATAGACAGTACCGGCACAGAATCAAATGGCGTATTGAGTCTTGGGACTAGCGCCGCTAAATTTAAAGACGGGCTCTTCAGTGGGACGGTGACCAGCCAGAACACACGCTCCGACCTAATTATACAGGACGGCGCACCCGTGGTTGACTCTTTGCAGATCATACGAGCCTTTATGAAGCTCCGAGATGCTGTGGATGATCCTGATTCATCTGTAGAGCAACTCAGGGACAAACTGAAGGTAGCTGTTATAGATATTATCGACCAGTTTCAGGACTTGGTAGACACCACGCCTGCCCCTGACACCATGCCTGTGCCTGTAGAGGACTGAGGGGAAGAAATAGATGGCTGACTTGTCTTTAAACTACGATGGTTTAACGGATGCTCAGATTGATGCTCTTGCCGAGGAACTTGCGGCAGAGGCCAACGGTGAAGTAACGGTAACCAACGAAAACGGCGAGTACCCCCAAGTCGGTCCTGATGGTACTGACTGTGGAGAAGGCTCCGTATACAGGGGCGGTCTTGGTGGCTGTACGTCAACGCTGTTGAGCCATCTGGATGACCAACAAGTTAAAGATATGTTTACTGAACTAGCCAACTCACCGGACACTGGCTTCTTAGACATAGACGATCTTTTCGATATAGAGAATAAACCACCCCCCGTGGTCGAAGGATCTGACGGGCAAATGTATAGCTCTAACCCACAGTTGACGCCTAACGGGTGGGTTACTGATCCTGACTACAGTACTCCTATGTACTTCTTCCATCAGCCTATTGAAGCAGGAGATGCTAGAGAAATCTACGCTGAGTACAGTGACGATCGTACGTCTGCAACTCAGCAAGGCTACTGGCGTACTGAAGAAGAGATCAGAAGATTCTGGGAAGGTGAGAAAACTACCGAAAACCCCGGTCAGATGAACATGAATACGTTTAGGGAACAACACCCTAATATGTCGTTTGAAACGTACCTAGCGTTTATTAAAGAAAACTCTGCTCTTCATCAGCAGGGGTATACTCTGGAAGACAACCCAGAGATGTTTTCAGCCACCACTGATAAGTACGGAGTTAAAACAACTTTTACAAACTCTGACGGTGACGTTTACGGATGGAACGGTAGTAACTACACTAAAACGTATAAAGTAGACCAAAGTTTTGATGTTGGTGGTTTAGTCCTTAGTTTAGGCCTTGGAGCTATCACAGGCGGTCTAATGAGTTCAGGAGCCCTTGGCACGTTCCTGAAGGGCTTGAGTGGTTTTCAGAAGGCCGCAGTAATCAACGGCGTAACTACGGCTGTTCAAACTGGTGGAGATATTAAGGCCATTGCTGGATCAGTGATTGGTACTTTTGCTGGTGGTCAACTAGGAAGTTTTGTTGACTTAGGCAGTGCCGCCGCCAACTCAGCCCTTGCTAGCTCTATTGCTTCTGTGGTTGAGCAAGGTATTGTCAGCGGTGAGATAGATTTTAACGCCGCGCTTACATCGGGCCTTTTTGGGGGAGGGACAGAGGTAGCAAAAGACTTATTTGACTCCTTTGTAAACGGAACTGGTTTTGACTTTGGTGGTTTATTAAGCGAAGACTCAGAATTATACGAAACCCTTAACGGCACGTATGACCCCACAACAGGCAAGTTTAGCGGGGGTTTAATTGGAGACGCTAGAGGTGCGTATAACCAGTTTGTAGAGCAATATATAACTGGTGGCGATTGGTGGGAAAACGCTACGGAAAGTGTAGACTCAGTAAGCATTACCGGAGGAGTTGACCAAAACGGGGTAGATACACGGGAAGTCGTAATAACAAATTATGACGGCTCCACTACGAAGATGTCTTGGTCTGAATTTGTTGCCGCAGGGTTTGATGAGGTCTCAGGATCTAACCCGTTCTGGAACTCAGTGAGTGGTGCTTTTGATTCCATTCCCGATGGCTGGTTAGACAAACTTTACGATTGGATGACAAACGCCGCAGGAACTTCTGGTGGCACATATACTACAGAAGGCGGCACAACAGTCACTACTGATGGCGGTGACGATGAAGATGACGATACTCCTCCTTCAGATGACTTTGACTGCTCCTCAATAAACCGACAGCAGGTACAGGGAGCAACAACAGGGACAGAATGTGGCCCGTGTATCCAAGGTTACGAAGTAAACGAGTTTGAACAGTGTATAGAAACTATTGGTGGAGAGACTTGTCCTGAGGGTCAGTACTACAACGAAATAAATTTACAGTGCGAAGACGAAATAACGTACACACCGGGTCAGCCTTGCAACGCCGCTGATGGTGAACAGGGTACGTACAACGACGAAGGTGAATGTGTTGTACCAGACGGCACTGGCGATGATGACGGTAATGGTACAGGTGACGGCGGCTGTCAAGACCCAAACAGGCTCGTGGGGGCAGACGGGCAGTGCTCAGACTCTTGTAGTTCTGGGTACGAGCTAGATCAACAACAGGATCTGTGTGTTCCTGTGACTACTCCACCTCAACCAGAAGGCTGTGGTCCTGCTCCAACAACGGAAGATTATGGAGGATACACGTTTGATTATCAATCCGCTATCAGACAGTGGGAAAATGAATGTGGTAACTCCACCTGCAGGGACGGCACACCTAAGTCTGAAGATCCTAACTGTAACGGTAACCAGCCTGTAGACGGACAGCAGTGTACTACTAATGACGGACAAGAAGGTTACTACGAGGGCGGCGTTTGTGTTCCAATTACTGCTCCTGTAGAGCAATGTAGCGACCCAGACAGACAAACTAAGGACGATGGATCGTGTGCTGAACTATGTAAAGATGGCACAGTTCCAGACATGCACGAGGAAGGACTCTGTGGCAACCCTCTAACCGGACAACCTCCTGAAGAATGTGACAACCGCGCCACTGTAGAAAGTGATTGTAGTGAGTGTGCAGACGGTACGTTCCCAGAGGACTACGAGGGTGGTAAGTGTCCTTCTGATGTCACCACAACTCCGGGAGGTGACGATGGCGAGGATGACGTTGACTGTACTCTAGTAGAGTGTGAATCACCTAGACCCGAGGGAGAAGCTGGCGCTCTGTGGGACGAATGTTGTACTGATGTTACCACAACCCCTGATGACGGTGGTGGCAGTGGCTCTGGTGGCGGCGGTGGAGGAGGAGGCCGTGGCCTCTTTGATATAGAGGTAGGGGAGATAGGCATCGCAGGTGACCCACAGCTACTAGGACGCCGGAGGTTTGGAGCACAGGACTTTGTAACACCCCTGTTCACGGGCAACCAAGGTGGCAACTCAAATTTCCCTATCGCTCGCTTCTTGCAAGGAAAAGGTGACATAGTATGATGACGTACTTAAACATAGTAAACAACGTAATGAGACGCCTCAGGGAAGATGAAGTCTCTAGCGTACAGTCTACTACGTACAGCAAGATGGTAGGGGACTTTGTAAACGATGCTAAGGCTATGGTCGAGGACGCTTGGGACTGGTCAGCACTCAGGACCACCTTGACCGTAGAGACCACTTCAGACATCTTTAACTACATCATGACTGGCGCTGGGAACTCCTTTAAGGTCCTACATGCGTACAACGACACTGACAACTGGGACATGGAGTACCGGACTCCCATCTGGTTTGACCAGCGTTACATGATGCAGGAGCCCGTCTCTGGTCCCCCTAGGTACTACACGTTTAACGGCGTAGACAACAACGGAGACACTCAGATTGATGTGTACCCCAAGCCTTCTGAGGACGGTACGATTCTCCGGTTCAACGTGGTAAACCGAGGTGAGATTACAGACGGTTCTACAGTCTTGAGACCTAAGATGCTGGTGAGCGATACAGATCAGCTAATCATCCCGTATCTGCCTGTGCTACACCTTTCGGTAGCTCTGTTGGCACGGGAGCGAGGTGAGACAGGCGGTACATCTACTGCAGAGTACTTTGCTGTCGCTGACAAGTCGCTGGGTGACGCTATCGCGTTAGACGCACAGAAGCACCCCGAAGAAACCATTTGGTATACTCCTTAAGGAGACTAGTGCATGGCACAGCCACTACAAAGCATTAATCTAGTTGCTCCGGGTTTCAAAGGAGTCAACACAGAAGACTCTCCTATCGGACAGGACTTCTCTTTTGCAGACGTTGCTGACAACGCTGTAATTGATAAGCGTGGGCGTATTGCGGCCCGTAAGGGTGTAAACCTGCTTACTACCGACAAAACGCCTCTGGGGACTGCTTACGTTACTAAGGTTCATCACTTTTACGACGACGCAGGTAACCAAGAAACCTTTGTCACAGGCAACAACAAGATATTTAAGACAACTACCACCGTAGATCCGGATGATACTCTGGTAGACATTACTCCCTCAGGGTACACTGTAACTGGGGACAACTGGAAGATAGTCAACTTTAACGACAAGGCGTACTTCTTCCAGAGAGGCCTAGAGCCGCTCGTGTACGACGCTGTGGACGGCCTCAGGACGTTTGGTGACGCCACAGGCTCACCCACGAACACTAACCTGTTCTGTCACGAGGCTCTAGCGGCTTACGGTAGGCTGTTTGTTGTAGACAACGGTGGAGAGACACAGACTGTCTACTGGTCAGACCTCTTGATCGGTACAGAGTTTGCAGGAGGCTCTAGCGGGTCCATTAACGTAGCTAAAGCGTGGCCTGACGGTTACGACGAGGTTAGGGCTTTAGT